CCAAAACGAACAGCACGCAGAAAGCGATCGTTTTCTATTAACTTATTAGAAACTGGCGCAGGATTAGCATTTTTAGACGCAGCAAATGCAGGAACTGCTGCACAATCATTCATTAAAGGAGATTTGAAAGGCGGTTTAGATACATTATCTAACGCATTCAAGACGAACAAGCAAGACATGATTAAGATCGGGGCTGGCACACTAGCCGCAAAACTGGTTTTAGGCAGTCTTGGTGGTTCAAAAGTATTAGGAGCAATAGGTCCGCTCAAATTGAGGGCCTAAGGAAAAACAATGGCAATAGCAATCAGTAGAAGCGTAACGCAAAGCACAACCACAGCAGGAACATTCCAGGCATTATCCGCATTAGGTGCGGCTACAGTCAGCAGTTCTTTCACTGTCCCAACAAATGTATCAAGCATAAAAAATCTAACAGTATCCTTTTCTGTTGACGCAGTAGAGGAATTTTGTGGATTAGTAAAGATTACAGGTAATGCAATGAGAGACGGAGATGCTGTCTTTAATTGTGGCGGACTTTCCGCTATGCCTTCATCTGTTGGATCCACTATGATGTATGTAAACATCGATACCGATTTGGCAGTACAACCAGGAAACTCTGTTTCTTTTGAAATTGCAACTACTTCAGCAGCTACCATAGACTGCGTAACCACAGCACAGTTCGCTTAGGAGTCTTATGGCTCTAATAGGCGGCGGCGGCGCTGGAAATGTAACAGGGGGAAACCCTAGTGGCACAGGAACAAGTCTTAACTATATTGGGGATCATTGTTATGCTTATAGTGGCGTTTTAGATTTAAATGGCACTACAACTGTATTAAGTTTTGATATTGCTTCAAACCAATACATAATGGCACAGATGACTCCAATATACGCAGAGGATTTGGGCGATAATATAGAATATCAGATTAAGATTAATAGTGAAATTATAGCAGATTTTTTTATATCTTCAGCCGCAGATACACCACATGAGAAAATAAACTTTATAATTGCTCCAGATAGTAAAGTAGAAGTTATAGTTATAACACCTGCATTGAGAGAAGTAGGTGCAATGATAACAGGGAGAGTATATGGCTAAAAAACTAACTAAAGCCCAGGTAAAACGTAAACTAAAAAGTATTAAGATCCAAATGTTTAGTTTAGCTTTAGATAAAATATCAGAAGGATCTAAAAGCTATTGTCCAATATCTAAAGACAAATTATTAGATATGCATGGCGTTATTGGCTCGGCTTTGAATCGAGTTAAATGACGACTAAGATTTACAATGTCGAGTTCCCCTCCTGGCTTAATGACTCAAGAACAGTGGAACAGTTACTTGTTAGATTGGTGTTGGTCTATCTCACAGCAAAAGAAACGGGTGTCATGTAATGCCTTACGCACTCATACCAGATGGATACTCACTAAAGAAAGTAACAAAGCTACAGAAACAAGCAATAAACGAAAAACGACGCCATGATGATGTTGTGGCAATTTTAGAAAATAGTCAAACTCCCCTGGTTGTTGCTGGTATAGTTACGGCATTTTTAGCAGGTAGGGCAGCAGATTCTCTTATTGATGATCTAAAAGAAAAAGGTGAGAACATTACTGAAAAAACTGAACAAGCTATACGTGATAGTTTAGCAGTTGCCGAAAAAGAATTAATAACTGACCCAGCTAATTGGTTTACAAAACAATTAGGTAAAATACAAAGTGTGGATCTTAGTGCATTAGAAAAATTAGACATTAGGAGATTAGCATGAGTGGCTTACTTCCTTTATTGAAGCTTATCGTTGACTCGGGGGCGGTCTCACCAAAAGCCCCCACAGAAGTCACGCCACCGTCATCAAAGGCAGGAATACGGCCTAATTGTGGTTTAGGAAGTAAAGCTATCCTGGTTAATGACGCCTGGGTATGTGTTCCTGATTTTAAATAAACCTCAATAACTATCCATTATGGATATAGAACCTACGGTATTGATAGTATACGCAATAATTTGGACAGTGTTTTATTTTTTTTTGTCCAATTATATTGCAGAGTTAAGCAGAAAGAAATGGACTGACTGGGTAGTTAGCGACGATAGTGATGATGTTTTGATGGATGCATTAAGTGTCATAGTAGATGAGATAGAGGATCGCATGCATGATAAGTTAGAACACTTTCAAAAGTCTTTTTTTGGTTCCCTGGGGGCAGCAAGCAAGAAGCTTGATGACGCTACAGGCCAAACAACAATCAAAGCATTAACCAAAGATAATCCAGTAATGGGGTTTTTGGCCGATTACATGATGAAAAGGGGCAATATAGGTGCTTTAATGGGTCAAAACAGCCCAGAAGTAGGGCAAAAACGGCCCCAGAACAGCTCTAAACTAGGTCTAAAGTAGGTAATAATAAAATATTATATGTATATTATATATGTATAAGGTTATTCTTTTTATATTATAATACTTGTTTTATTGGACATTTTCTGAGGGAGTATAATATTATATACTACTTTGTTATGTGAAATATGGTGAGACTATGAACTTTGGATTAGATAAACAAATGGAACGAATAGTAGAAGTGTTAGCACTGTCAGCACTTCTAAGGCTTGAGACTGAAAATATACACGCAAGTGATATACTTATTAATAAATATAAAAATCAATTGGATAAATTTGCTTTTCCTTTAGATATAAATTTAGATGAAGAAGATCCTACATGCGGAATCTTGTTTGGGACTGAATAATGCCGTATACCTTTTTTCAAAACAATAATAAATGCAATCACGGATTAAAACATTGCATTAAATGTTGTGATAAATGTATTGAGGTAAACAATAGATGATCTGTACAAGATGCGATCAACGGATTCATAGTGGAAAGATTGAAAAGATAATTAAAGGGGATAAGGTCGGTATCTATTGTAGACATTGTTATCAGGCGGTTAGAAGAAATGGGTAGGCCAAGAAAGTCAGTAAGGGCTGCATCGTTTTCTGTAGATGCGAAAATGTATAAGTTACTCCAGGAGTTATCCGATCTAGAAAAGAAACCTATGTCACATTTTGTAAATATGGCACTATATGACTATAAACCAATACGTGAGTTAGATACTTATAGAGGATGGTGGAAGTGTGACCAGCGTGATTGTGCGGTTTTAAACCCACCTGCTAACGAAAAGTGCAAAGAATGTGGTCAAAGGTCGCTAGCATCTATAATACAAGAGCATAATGACCGAATGCTCAAGTATAAGTAGTTACCCAGATATGAGTAAGGCGGGGTGCCCGTAGGCAACACCCCCACAAGGACAAATATGGCAGCAAGACGAGGACCAAAACGAACAGCACGCAGAAAGCGATCGTTTTCTATTAACTTATTAGAAACTGGCGCAGGATTAGCATTTTTAGACGCAGCAAATGCAGGAACTGCTGCACAATCATTCATT